ATGCGATTTGTCTAGCACTTTTAAACAAAACCTCCAAATCTTCATATCAGGTTTTCTAAAATAAGCTACCAATTTTCCACAGCTCACTTCTTTTATTTCGCCGTATTTGGCTTTCAATTCTTCTAAGCTTAACTCGTTTTTCATGTGTGTTTAAATTTGATTTATTTTCGATTTAAATTAGTTTTTCTAGTATAAGCAAGGTGAATTTAATCACCTTGCTTTCTCTCTGTGCGATGGCATTTTTGATTTACTGCCATCTCTCTTTTTGGCGCATATCTTACAGTCTCTCGGTTTTCACGTCGAGTGCTATTCCTGGTATAGTAATTTCTGCAAACGCATCGCCTTGTTTAAATTCGACAGGCTCTTCAGTAAATTGCACACCTTTCACAAACTTAGTCATAAGTGCATCGCCTTTACTTGGGTTGCCGAAACTCACAACAACATCTATCTGAATGTCTAGCAAACTACCACTCACAGAACTTGCCGCAAGTGTTTCTATGCTGCTTTGGGTTGCGGTAAGTTCTATCTCGTAGCTCTTATTTTTTTTCTGAACGCTGCGAGGTTTATTTCCTTTGCCATAAACCACTTCTTTTTCTTGCTTTTGAGTCACTTTTATGCCTCTCAAACCTTCCACATCTATACCCCCTGCTATCACGGTTATATCTGCAAACTCATATTCTCTTGTATCAAACATATCTTTCTGTTTTTATGGTTAAACACTGGTTGTTTTGAATCCAAGACTTATGTCTATGAATTTAGGGTATCCGTGCGGTTTTACACGTAGTTGTATGGTGAGTAAGTTTGTGCTTACTACATTTTGGCGGTGATCTATAAAAACTTCTACGCCGTTATCTTCAGGATCTTCTTTCACATTACCCAAGTTGCCTACAGCAGTCATGTTGTTTATAATTGCCAATTCAACTTTTTGCTGATAGTTTTTAATAACCGCAGCCGGGAGTGTACCGTCATCGTTTACTGGAATTTCGTCGCCAAGCTCTTCAAGTGCAGTAAGGTATGCAATTCTGTAGGCTTTGTCTATTACTCTACGTCTCTGAATGAAGCTGTAGTCATCAGTTACTTCAGTTGCCAATCTATCTTCAGCCCAGAAGTAACCACTCTTACCTACAAATGTACGTGCGGTTATATAACCTTTATCACTGATAACGTCAGGGTCTCCATTTTCTGCCGTGTTGCTTCCTATATACATGGTAGTAACGGGTATTGCACCGTTTTTAACTCTCATTATAGAGCGTTGCACCGGAATAGAAGCCACACAACCGCCAACCAAACCAATAGCTGCACCAAGTGAAGCTGTTACGGTGTCTGTAAGCACTACACCCACACGGTTCATTGTACCAAGTAGTAAGTTTCTCAGTG